AGTACCAACAAATAAACTCAATGAGTTAGCATTAGTTTTAGCATTATGCAATCAACAATACCATGAAGATGTCGCTAGAATGGAAATAAGTTTGATGAACAAAACACATTATCAACTACAAAATATATTAGATAATTTAATAGGTATGTCAATGAAATAAACAATAGGGTATGAACTTAATAGTTCATACCCTTAATCATTACATTAAATTAACAATAACATTGTCAATATATAATTGTATATCTGTTGTTTCAGTAGCACCGTTTAAATTAATTTCTAACAAATAATGATTTGCGCTCGCTTTGGGTATCTTAGCATAACAATAAATATCATTGTATGATGTTGAATTTGCAAACGACCCACTCACTGCCATTAAAGTTTGACCGAATGTAAAGAAGTATTTATTAGCATTTGCATAATCAATCTGTTGACTACCGCAATATAGTTTGGCTACTATGTTACTATTAGAATTTAGCAATAAATCATGTAGTTTATAAGAGAACTTAAGCAAAATACCTTTAGTTTCACATGTGACAGGGATAACAAGTCCTACAGCGCCATTTGTTGAGTTTGCTACTTTAACAATTTTTAAACATCTATCATTATTAACGCCATGTCCCGAATCAATATCGAAAGAAATATTACCGCCGGTGTTAAATCTATCGGGCTGTGATGTAGCATCTCGGTTCGTTACATACCATTTAGTAAGTTTTAAAACACTTCCATAGTTTTCCTCAACTACTAAAAAGTCACTGTTATAATAATCACTATTTGATGCATTTATCAAACAACCATTTAGTACCATTGACATATCACCATGTAGTTTTACTTTACTGTATATTGCACCATTACCACCTATTAACGATTTTTTTAAAGGAACTTGGTTCATTGTCATTGTTGTATTTTCGATATCAAGTCCATATCCACCACCATAGAAAGAAACGTCGGAAGGAACTATTATTTCAAATAAATAATCGCAACATTGAGGATATATAATAGTATTAGTAATCCAACTTGATACATTTGCAATACCATTATTTAATGTTAAGAACCAACAATCTTTTATTGTTAAACGCGCTCTATCATTTTCGAGATATATTCTAAATGGTGAATCGCCACTCATTGTCAAATCACCTTCAAAGTGAACAAATTGCATAGTCACATATGAGTAAATATCCATTATTCGAGCGTTGTACTCCATGCTACCACCTCGAAAATGTATTTCTCCTGTGCCGACATTTTGGTTATCTAATACTAGTGTATTACATTCAAAGTAACAATCGACAAAATCAATCGGTATACCGCCTGTTCCAGGAGCATTATCAAACTTAACTGCGGTATCATTTGCTATAAAGCTACATTGTGCAAACAATTCTTTGTATGAGTTAACACCTTGTCGCATTCCTATATTAAACCATTTTACAACTACATTAGGGAAAATCATATGCGGTGTTAATACACTAGGGTCTAAATATATACACACTATTCCACTATTTGTTGTACTGTTTTGTTGAAAGTATGAACCTTCAAATGTAATATTCATGATAGCATCTTTCATATTGTTGTATACATCAACTCCGTTTGAAGATGTTATTGTTACATGTTTACTATTTGCAACTAAATTTGTCGAAACAATTCTTGTATTATTACCGCCTATTAATTTAATATGTGCTATGTCAATTATCATACTTAAGTTTACGGTTAAATAATTACCATCGGGGATAAATAATTTAGTAGATAAATTATTATTCATAATGTATGAAATAGCATCTTTAAATGATTGTGTATCATCATGCGCGGGGATTGTGAATAGAGCATCAACCCAATATGTTTTATCAGATTTTCTATAGTTAGCGTTTCCTACTGCTCCAAAATCTTTTATATTTACATAATCGCTTTCTTGTCTCGACTTATGGTCGTTAAATAATGTGTTTGTATGTCCATGATTTATACTTTCAATTAATTGTGTATTTATAACTTTACCTTGATTAGCTGATAATGGTTTGGTAGTATCGGTCGAAGCTAAACTATCAACAATATTAGTTATATCTATTTTTTTATTATCTAATACTTTACCTTGATTAGCGCTTAAAGCAGTAGTATTTGAACTTGATAAAAGACTATCGTTTATGTCACTAATACTTAATTTAATATCATTTAAAACTTTACCTTGTTTAGCGCTCAATACCTTTGTTGCATCTATTGTTGTAAGATTATCTTCAATTGTTGATTGTGATAAAGAAGTTAATTGATAGTTGTCAACGGCTTGCTTATAAATTGCAACTTGTTCGTTATAGTCTCCTGTCACTGTCCAAAATATTTCATTTTTAATATCAATTCCAATTGGAACTATTTTATTTGATGTATAACTAGTTCCTTCATATTGCACTACTGTCAAGCTTTCATATTCTGTATTTTTGGTATTATCCCAATCACCCTTGTTTATCGGTACGTATCTTAAACCCTTGTATTGTGTCATTAATTATTCCTCCTTAGTAATTTAGTAGTAAGTGTCCTTCGACATCACTGTCAAAAGTAATTTCATTCCATGAGGTAGCAATGTCAACGGTAAAGTATCCATCATCAGATAAACCGAATATAGGAAATTTAGCAATATCACCTATAGTGTTTTCTATAACCGTTTTGAAAGCACTCATAAAAGTTATATCGTTTGGTAACGTATTTATACGTGTAGTCAATGCAGATGTTAATGTATTTATACTAGTTGTCATTGTGTTAATTTGTTCATCTGTATAAACATTGCTATCACTTACTGCTTCATTTCTAAAGTCGATAATTGAATTAATTTTAGCTTCGATACCCGCTAATGTTTTTGTAGTTGTCATTTCTTGTGAAAACTCTAATGGTATAGGTGAAATATTTAATCCGTTAATCAAATCTATATGTGGTATTGAATTATAAACACTCATTATGAACCTCCTTTTTACCAACACGTCATAAATAAATCTTTTAATTCATCTATAACTAATTGGTCTAAATTAAACAAATCGACATATTCTTTGAACTGCGTCATAGCATGAGCAAAAGTCAAATCGCTTGCAGAACCTATAGTTTTTTTACTATAGCTTTCGTCCATGTTATTGTTATTTAAACCATTCTGTAAAGCAGTGCTATTTTGTTTAGTAGTTGCATTGCTATTACTATTATTTTTATCAGTGTTTGTTCCTATTTCACTGTTACTCTGCTTTTGTCCATTGTCTACAAATACGTTGCTAGTCAAATCATTTTCTATCATTTCGTCGTTGGGATATTGTGAAGACAACGCAAGTGAATCGTTATTAGTATTTGTTGTATTAGTAGAACTGCCGTTACTAACGTCCTCGCTTTTAGCATCTGCTATAGCTTTTGAGTTGTTAGAAGTCTCGCCCTTATTTTTTATATTATGTGAATACGTTTCGTACAACTCCATAGTATATAAAGGGTTGAACTCGACAGCTTTAGCTTTATATAAAGCGTTATATTTATTTCTCATAATCATACTCATTCTAAATTGTAACTTTTGTTTAAAAACCATTGGGTTAACCCAACCGATTTCTTTTGTTAAATATCCTTGAAGTATAGCATCATTTAGTATTGGTCGATACGCTTCATCAAATATCGGGTATTTATCTAATCCAAAATCGAAACCACTTTCAATTAGTTCATAAATTGATATTGTGTATGTACTTAGTTCGCTATTCATCGACATTATTGAACAACCTCCAATTTTGGTGGCTTTGTACTATTAAACTTGTTAAGTTCATCATCAAAATCAACCGAAAATTCAACTCCAACGTCTAAACCATATTTTGCGTTTATTTGGTCTCTAGCGTTTTCTCTAGTCTTCAAACGTGAGTTTCTGTTTAATGTTATCTGTTGATTGTTTTGTGTCCCTTCCGATTCTGTCAAACGTTCCTTTTTTTGAATGTTAACATTATCTACACCGAAGAAAGTAAGTCCTTCATTTTCGACATTTGCTTTGACATCTTCTAATTCTTTGGTATAGTTCTTAATCTCTAAATTAAAAACATTTACTTTTACGTCAAAATCATCACTTGTAAATATATATGGGACACCGTCAGTTTTTTGTTTCATAACTTGTTTAACTGTTTCTCGCTGTCCTTCGGCGCAACTTATAATATAAGGGTTCTTTAACTGTTCTAAGTTGACATCAAAAGTTTTTTGTATATTGCTTAAGCGCTTAGCGTAAAAATTTACATTGCCGACACTAGGTTCTATAAATAAGTCGTTCCAAATTGGTACACAATCTTTAGCTTTGACAAACTCATGTATTTTATTAACTCCATTTGTGTTATAGCCTGTTGGTTCTTCATAGTCATTAAGTCCGTAAGCGCTACATTGTGATACAACAAAGAAACCCATTTCTTTAGATTTATAAAAAACTACGATACCATTATAGAAAAGTTTGTCTTCTATAAATCGGCTTGAAATACCATCGGGTAAATTTGTCCATGTGAACATACTCATTAGCAACCTTTTGTATTTTTTAAAATAGAATGTATATTCTCTCATGCTTTCCTCAAGTCGCCATTGTGCAAAATTCTTTAAAGCGTTTCCCATAATTCACCTCCTAAGTTGCTAATGGGTTTGCGGTATTATAATTATACATATAACTTTCGTCGTGCCATATAGTAATTCCATTATCAAAAATATGTTGCATTTCGTCGATATCTTCGTGCGGTATCTCGCCTGTAATATTGCAACCAACAGTTTTTATATAATTCCATTTTTGTCTACTATTGAGATATGGAGTTCCCATTCTATTTACTTTATACCCGAACATTTGCCAATGTGTGTCAACGATTCTAGCATACTCTGGTTTAATACCATTCTGTTCTATATAAAATGTTGCTGTATTTCGTGCCATATCTAAACCACATTGATTGGTACTACCTTTTGCGGTATTGGGTTGTACTTGAGCGTCTCTAACACTAGCATTGATAGACGCTATAGTATTTTGATAATCTGTAGTATTCATTAAGTTACTGTTTGATAAATCATTATTAGCATTTTCTGTTGTTTGTCCATAATTTAAAGCTGTATTGACACCGCCACTAATACCACCACTTATAGCACCGCCGATATTGCCACTTGCAAGTGAACCGATTGACCCCATTGCTGTATTAAAAGCACCTTTGACCGCTGTTGTATTTCGATTATCTAACGCATTATTATAATTATTATCTATCACTTTTCCTTTTGCTTGCATCGATATATTTGCGTTACTACTTTGAGTGGTGATGGAATTTGTATGTTGAGCGAACCAATTCGAGTAATTGTCATTATTCCACGAACATAGACCATAATCATCTAATGTTATACTATCATCAATTGCGAAGTCTTTCCCCGAATACTCACGTGGAACTAAATTTATGATAGGATGTTGAGTTAACACTGTATTTAAAGTAAATTGCAATAATTGATAATTGTCAAATAGTTCAGTTTTTAAAACAACGTTGCTACCACTTGTATTTTTTATAGTAACAAAATTATATGGGTATGTATATAACTTATTGTTGAATGGTGTGTAATTATATAAATTAAAATTGAAATTCTTAACCATTTCCGCCCATGTAAGTGTTATAGTTGCGGTTGTCAATACTCCCTGCCATGAAGGTATGCTGTCTCCGCTTACTAAATTATATGAAGCAAGTAAAGTTGAAGGGAATGTAAATATAAAAGCAATTGCATCGCCTTTTCCGTTTTTACACATATTTGTTATGTAAGTATTTAGTTTATCGGTATCATTATAGGAAAAATATTTAAGTATAAAACCCGAGTATGTTTTTCCATATATTCCACCGATTTCGCCATCACTTGTATCAGTAACGCCAACGATAAAGCAAGGGTCTCCGATTAGTGCATCAACAGGCTTTCGTAAATATGTTATATAATCGCCTAATTCAAAATCTTCGGGTATTGTATTTGCTCCAATAGCATCATTATATACATGTTCTCGTTCGATAAAACAAGGTCGATACTCTGCACTAAAATACCATGTTTGTATAACATCTATTTGTATTGTTAACTCAGTTGTATTTCTCGCAACTAAATTCTTTGACACAATCCAAAAGTAGAATGTTTTACTAACACCATTATACGAATTTGTATAATAACCGTAATTACAATTAATTAGTGAATCTACATAACCACGTATGCGAATTTTTGCTGTCCTAGCTTGATATTTACATTTTGCTATTGTTTGTACTGCTTTACTAGCAAAATAATTAAATTGCGCTTGTTGATTAATAAAACTAAGTTGATTAGTTGGTGTAATATCTACATCGCATAGTGTAATTGTGCTTATTATATTCAAGTTCCCACCTCCTTAGTTTTTTGACATATATTACGCTGTGATTGTTACTGTTTTACCAAACGCGACTGCATTAGCAAACATGGATAAATACAACCATTGCCAATGTTGTAACCAAACATTCCACATCATTGATGACCCAATATATTGATTATCTGTCTCGAAAACATCATCAATTACGTTGATTGCTTCTCTATCACATAGAACTGCATATGTGTCAAATCTATGTGTAGCATCTGCTGTAAATTTTTCAGTGGGGAACTCGTCAATTTTAATAGTCATTGCTTCGAGTTTTGTTACTTCCATGTGAAATAAAGTAGCCAACACTTCGTAATTAATTTCATTTGCAACGTCTGCCCGCATAAGTAATACTTGATTTTTTTGTGGAACAAATGTTACGCACTTTTTTTCACCCGCTATAATTTTATCTTTATTAACGAGATTATAACCATTAAAGTTTGTACCCGCAAATGCAAAATAATCGGCGATGTTACTCATTGCTTTTGCGACTTCTTTAGGTGCTGAAATATCAACTTCGATTGTTGTCATAGATCCATTATCAATATTTTTTGCTAACATTCCTTTTGTTAAATTAAATTCATCTATTTGGTCACCACTATACAGAGAAGTTATCATAGCATCATAGAAACTCATAAAACTACGTTCATTGTTAAAAGCTCTTTTTAAATCTGCTTTGAATATTGATATAGGATAAGTCGATTGTCTATTAAGTCCAAAATAACAAGCTTTACCATCGGGCTTTGTTGTTTTTAATAATTTTGTCCCATCGGGGTCATATCCTTGGTCGGTTGCGGGATTAACAAATAATTCTTCGATTGTATTTCCCATTGGTCTACCACTGCCCTGTTTTAATCTTGCTAAAGGGTTAGTATACATTTTACTTTTAATGCTTGTTAATGCTATTTTATTAATTATGGCTGTCATAAACTCATTCATTATATTTTTATCTGCTGTTATTGCATCACCAACCTGTTTTAAATTCGCTAATGTTGCTACAGGTATTCTTCCTAAATAATCACTTGTGGAATTATCTAAAATTGTGTTAAGTATTTCGATAGCTGTCACACTCATTTTTATTCCTCCTTATAGTCTGCTTCAAATTTTGAAGCTAAATCTTCATATGTTAATTTTGGTTCATGTTCATCGTTATCTTTATCTTTATTATCATTGCTATCTAATGCTTTTCCATTTTCTAGCTGTGCCGAGTTTTGAAGAAACAATTCATTATTTAATTTTGCGTACTTATCACGTTCAACGCTTACTGCTGTCCTCTCTGTAACTGCGGTATCACGCTCTGTGATAACTTGTCCGTAATCTGTTTCTAGTTCCATCAATAACGCCATTCTGTCGACATCTGTTGTCGCCTGTTGTATTTTAGATAGTATAGCTTTGTGTTCTTCTTTTTTCATTGCTATTTCCTCCTAACTATTTGCTTTTATAAATTTTGGGTTAATGTAGTTATAACATACGTTCTCACCATTGGATAATACTACGTCCCCATTACTTCTAACACTATTAATTATATAGGTATTAGTGTCGAATGTCAAGTGACTGCCTACATAATTTGTTCCAATTTGTTTTTTATTATGGTTGAATGAAAATATCATTTTCACGCTGTCTTTTATAGAAAGAGTTTTTAAAAATGTTATTTGTGCAGCGCTTAATTGATTTACATTATAAGTTGTTGTTAATAGTTTTGTATAAAAGTCACCATCTGTTGTTGGGTCGGGCGGTGGGTCGACTGTTCCTCCGCCTGTCCCTGTGAATTGAGTAAAAAAAGCATTTGCCTGTTGAATTCTTCGGTCTAAATGTGCTAAATCTACATTAGGTCGCTCCCAACAAAAACAAAATGCAGTGGTTAAATCGTCAATCGAACCACTGCCTGCCATGAATTGTGTGTTTGTAAGATATGGACTTTTATTTATCCATTGATAGTCGGCATGAGTTATAGCTAAATTTTGTCCGCTTAATTCTGCCCATAAAAAGTCCTCTTGGTGCACTAAATCTTTTCCGTAGCTTTCTAGTTGAGTACGTCGACCGAACGACCATTGACACAAACCAAAGCCGATTGAGTTCCCACTTTCAACTTCGGTAGGGTCGAATGAACTTTCTGCTTCGATATTTCCCATTACAGATGCGATACTTTTCTCGGGTAGTCCTTTAGCTTTTAAATAGTTCCATACACTAGTTTCAATGCTTAATATTGTATCTGCCACTTAAATCAATCCCTTAATAATCTGCGCTACTATAGTTAACGCTTCTTTTTCTGCTATTGTAGTTAGTTTTGGTGTTACCGCTTTAACAAGGTTATCTGCAACTGTAACCGTAATTGCTTCTTTATTCATTTGTAAGTTCTTCACTGCATTTTTAATTATATCAACATCAGCTTTATATGCTGTTTCTCCTAGTTCTGCTTTTAATTTTGCTTCATACAAAGTAATTATTTTTTCATGGTCTTTAATAAATTTATCAACTTTATATTTAATCATTCCAACTAATCCACCAAAAATAGCTATACCACACGTTACAATTATGCTCATTTCTGTTTCATTCATTTACGTACCTCCTAAAGTTTATTTTCTAATTTGTGTAATATCTCTGTATTACTTGCAATGGTAATTGTTAATTGTTTAAGTGTATTATTATTTACAAACATAAAGTATACCAAACAACCTATTGCAACTCCGTTATTAAATAGCGTTCCGTAATCCATTTACTCACCTTTTTTTTTATTTGACTTAATCGAATTTAAAATAGTTACGTTGCATATCAGCAAACAACATTTTTATTGTTTCAATTCCTATTTCTCCGTCCTCTGATAATTTCATTGCATGTTGATATTCTAAAACCGCATTTTTAGTACACTGCCCGAATATCATTGATGTTGTTTCAAGGTTTAATCCTAATATTGCATTTAGAATAGATTGTACTAACTTCACACGTTTTGATGTTTCGCCGATTCTCATTACATTCATTCCAATACTCCTAACAATATTATTTATTGTTACATTTTTATTCAATATACTATCATCAAAATTACTTACGTCACAATTATTTATTCCTGTCACGTTTGTATCTAAAGCGTATTGAACACCGATAAAACCATTTAATCCATAGCAACCTGGAATAGCAACCCATTTTTTATTGTTTGGTATGTTAACTCTTGAACATAACGACCGATAGCTATAAAAAAGTAAATTACTATCATATGACATAAACTGACTAATGAAACTAATATCTTCTTTCGCCTGTTCATAGTCCAAACAATCGGGCAAACTTCGGTCGGTATAGTTAGCAATTGTCTGTTTATAAAAATTGTATTCATCAACCGCTGAATGTATTTTCCCCGCAAAATGATATAAGCCATATGGCACTTTCATAAGTCTACATAAATTTACTAAGTTGTCTATGTGGTCGGTAATGTATGTGCATCCTTCCGTAATTTTTATGTAGACACCATCATAATTTTTTAAGTTGTCCGCACATAAAATTGATGTGTTACTAGATATGTCTATTATCTTTTTCATGTTTACCTCCTAAGTTGTTTCTGTAATTGCTTGAATATTGTTTGTCCTTAAAATTAACTTGTCTGTATTTACAAATGTATTATTTTCGACCGCTGTTAAAATAGTTGACATATCCTGTTCTGTAGTTGTGGTAATTGGTGTCGACCCATCCATAAATGTAATAGTAATTGTCATCTTTTCACCTCCTTAGGTAAATTATACATCTTATTAAGACAAATTACAACAGAAAAAATAAGACTTATAACATTAAAGTTAAAAGTCTTATTTTTAGAAGTCAATATGTTCGGGTACAAGACCGCCACATTATGCAAGCGTCAGCAAGTGTATTCATAATTGTGTTTCATATTGTGATTCCATTAATAGAATAACACAATTATTTATATAAGTCAACGCTTAGTATATCAAATATAGCCGACTTACTTTTCATATCATCAAAACGTAAATATCCTTTCTTAAAAGCGTCACTTATATTCTTCCATAAAAAAGAGTAATGAGTTAGCATTATGGTATTTTGGTTATGGTCGGACGCTTTAAATGTTATTATATTTTTACTGCATGGGTCTGCTTTATGACTTACATATAATATACCTTCATCGAAATACTCCCTAACACCGTATGACGCTCCTTCATGTACGATTGTACATATGTATTTGCTACGCCCTTTAGGTTTTAAGATAAATATTTCAGCATCATGTAAATATACTTTTTCGGTAGAATATGCCATGTAGTCTTCATTTTCAAACGCTCGGAAAAAGCCACTTTTCTTTATTGCTGTACTAGCTGATTCGTTAAAACCAAACTCGGCTACCCATCCATTGCCACGCATAAAATTGGTGTTCTCTCTTAGTCTTTTATGTATACCAAATTGAATAAAGTAAGGGTTCATAATTGTTACCATGTTACCTAACATATACACCTTTACGGGTCTTGATTGCTGTCCTCCACCACGTGCTACTGATATGTAAAGCGACTGAAACTTCTCAACTTCTTTTGGTATATATTTACCCTTTTCCGACTGAAACTCATCGAAAATTATTGAATCAACGTCAGCGAATAGCGGAGAATATTTTTTCAATGCGTCAGTATTTGTAAGTGATAAAGCAAACCCGAGCGGTTCATCATCTAATGTTATCTCATAAAAAAGTCCTTTTGCATGAGAAAATGTTTTTGTTTCTTTCCCTAGTGATGGGTAAATAGATAACACATCTTTAAATATTTCATTCACTGAATTAAGTTCATAAGAAAACCTATATAAAAATGCTACCTGTTTTTTATTCTTTTTAAAATCTCGCAACGCTTTTATTAAAAAAGCTGTTGTTTTGCCCGCACATCTATTAGTGGTAATTATATAAATTGCGGGTTCTTTTCCTTCCAAATCTTTTAAACTTAAAATTTTCTGCGGGTTGTAATAACTTTTATTATCATTTATTGCTTTATCAAATTTATTTTCAATTGCTTTACGTTCGGCTAATGCGTGTGGTGATGTGTCCCAATTATCGAGTATCTTTTTAATTTTTTTATCTGTCATGTTATACCTCCTTATATTATAAAAGACACACGCTCTAACGTGTGTCTCATTGTTATACTAAATCTATATATAAAAAATCTCTGCCACCATTGGATTTTTTGCTTTTAACAATGACTTCGATACCCGCTGTGATTTCTTCTTTGTCATATGCACCATTTAATAACTCAAGTGAATTTTGAACAGTAGGTGATATACTAGATACAAACTCACCATCTTCTTTTTTGATACATGAAACGGTTCTTTCTTTAACTTCGCCTGTCTTATCGTCAACTTCTTCTTTTTTATAAACCAAAATACCAAATATTTTGATTGTTTCTCCGATTATATCCTTAAACATTGTTGTCGCGTTTCCCGCTTTTACTAAGTCCCTTTTGTTTTCTGTTGTATTTATTAAAATTTCCATTTGTAATCCCATCCTCTTTTTTAATTTTTTTGTTTATTAGTTTGTTATATTGTTGTCTCTTCTTTTGATTCTTCATTAATTACTTTTGCATTTTCCATAAATTCGCTTACTGTCATTCCGTAAGTTGTCTTTTTTTCATCAGTGCATACAATAACAACTTGTTTAACTTCATACTCTTTAGCTAATTCCTTCTCAGATATTTTTCCTTTTCTTTCGATTGTTGCTAACAACTCTAAGTTAGTTCCTTCAACTGAAAAAACATTATACGTTTTTGCATCTATTACTGTCCTTGTCACATATCTTTCTTTTGCCATTTTTATTAGCTCCTTTTGTTTTATTATTTATTATCTTGTCTACAAGTACAATTATATAGGTTAATTCGATACTTGTCAACACTTTTATAAAATATTATTTCCATTAGCATTTATCAACGCCCAATATTCGTTTGTTACTCCTAAAGTGTATGACGTTTCTAAAATTCCAATATTAGACGCTGTTGTAAAGGTATCACCATTAACAGTTATTTTATGCGCTTTAATATCGTTGTACCAACTGGTAGTTCTACCAATATTATTATATGTTCTTCCAATTTTAAAGTTATCAATGTTTTTAACAACTTTACTTCCTTTATCTTTAGACATACCCGACACTGTTATTTCAAATTTAATTTTACCTTTTTTCTCTTTTGTAAAGCAATATTTTTTAGCGCCCAGAGTTTTAAACTCTATATAATTACTGTCGTTATCCCATGTGCCTAAGTGAAACCTTTCGGTTACACCATCGTCTATTCTATCGACATATGCTTTTATATCGTTTGTTTCTGCTTTCTTTAATAATTCATCATTGATTTTATTAAACTCCGCTACGTGCTTTATATCCTCAAATTTAATACTATCAGTATCGTTGTATACATGGTCTTTTCCGACTTTAGCAATCATAAGATGTAATCTTTTACGCGCATTAGCAGTAACAAACACTCCCCATTGGTACGATAAAAAGTTATTACGTGACTTATAAAAGTCTACAATAGCCTTTTCACGAGTTGGCTTTTCCTCATCCCATTCCATAGTATCAATATTATATTGTATTACCGAGTGCATAAAATCAGTTACCATCATACCATACGTAGAGTTTACTCGGTTTTTACTTTTCATATACTCGTATTCTTTACCATCAATATTTTTTAATTGTGTTTTAGCTGTGAAGAATTCCATCAGCTTATTACGTAATTCTATTGGCAATTTACCTTTAGTTGCATACATAGCGTCGCCAACTTCAAAACCATCAAAATCATACATAGACCGTATTATTTCCAAATCAATGTTTGTAATACATATCTTTATATAATCAGCTTTTAACACTCGACCATTATCATTTAATATTTTTGATTGTTCTTTACAATGTGCAATATCTATATATGGTACAGGGTTATTATTTGTTACTCTTATATTATAAAAAGAAACTTCCATTACCACACAATAATTATTGCAAAAATAATTTAATTTTTCTTGATTAGTAAATTTAATATTAGTGAATTTACCAATCGGGAAGTCGTCCATCATTATACAAGCGGGGTACGATGAACTTATGTCGTACGAAAATATATTTTTTAGTACAGTATTAGACTTAAACCTATTAGCGTGTGTGTCACCACCTCTAAAAGCTTTACGTAATAACAAATATTGACTTGCTGATAACTGCGTTTTTTGAAAGTTGTATCTGTTCTTACGTTCGCTATTCATTGCCTGTCTGTATTCTCTACGTACATATCCTGTATTTGTGAGCGGTATACTTGCAATAGTGTCTTGTTCTAGCATTGTGTCGATACACTCACATAGACCACGTACATCGTTATAGCAATAAGATAATTCTGTATTGTTTAATGGTGTAGAAGGTGTTCTTACTTTTCTATAATCGAATTCACCATCGAGTTTATAATGTGTGCATAATGATGAGTTCTCACAAAACTTAGCCAAACTCATGTTTGATAAAAAATAACTACATCTAAATTCAATACCTTTACTTTCAACTTTTAATGGCTTACGTTTATCTTTACAAAACATATTATCAATTTCAATAAATTCTTTCATGAATTGAAATTCAAAAGCTAAATTATGTACATATACCGCCAACTTTGTTTTGTCATTTAGATTCATTACTATTCGTATTCTGTCTAAAAAAATTACAAACTCGTCCCACGTTCTGCCAAAACATACGGTATTCATAACACAAAATTGCCATTGATACATAAAACCATAAGGAGTAAATATATACTTCTCTTCAATCTTACGAGGTTCTATTGTCGTTGTCTCTATGTCAAAAGATGCGCTTACATTGTAGTAAGTTCCTTTTTTGCCCTTTTGACAAGTTGGAGCAACTTGCAATTTTGCGTACGGGAAATCATATATATTATACGCTGTCTCTTTTATTATTCCGTTTATCGTAGGGACGTTTAATATTTGCATTTTTCCTCCTTGTTAATGTAACAACTTTTTTTGCCATTTTGCTACTTTTAACCGCTCTTGCACCTCTGAAAAGTCTATATTGGTTTTTAAAAATTCGCTGAAAGCATCATTGATTTTTTTAACATCTTCTCCTACTTCTCTAGCATCTGTATACGTCTCAGCTATTTGGTCACTATCTGCAAACTTGCTTAAATCACCAAATTGTTTACTAGACATAAAATCATAAAATTCTTTTTCTTTACCCCATGGTATCTTTATCCCCTTTTCAGTAAATTTATTTATTCGCTTTACGTCACTTTCGGTTGCGCCTTCTACAGTGGATACTTTAGAATTTAGAAAGTGGACTTCATTTTGTAAAGCATTGTATAGGTCGTCGCCACTATTAAATTTTATCCCACGATAAAACCTATTTTTATCTCTCCCAACACCTTCATTATAAAACTCAGCTTCTTTGTATGCGTGGTTTTCGATGTCTGCTTTTTCAAGTTTAGATAACTTTCCATTAGCAATAATTGCTAACGCTCTGTTAGCATATTTCTGTTCTTGTTTTGTAAAATGGCTTATGTCATTCATTTGTACACTACCATTGTTTTGTATAATGTTATTTATCTTAGCTTTTACCTGTGCTTGTACTCCTAATAATGTGGAAGTGTTATTGCTAAGAAAACTATTTAGTTTATCGAAACTTGATTGAATATCATTATTGGACTTGTAGTTAATACCTTCATAGAATTTACGATTCGCTCGACCATCTTTCTTTAATGACTTTTGTACCTCTGTATATACTCCATTAGTCTGTCCCTTTTCTTCTAATAAGCTTAAACGGACATTCGCACGTTTAGCCATCTTTTTTAATTCTTTAGCTTGTCCTCGTTCGTCTAGTTTGAAAAAGTCTTTTTTCTTAAGTGTGCTTGCTTTTTTTGGCATTTGTTTGACCTCCAAATAGATACAGTATTAATGTTATGTAGATACCTATATTATACACCGTTTTATTGTATATTACAATTTTTTCATGTGTTTTAATTATTTAGTGCTAAATGGTAATATTTTGTAAAAAGAAAAGGAGGTTTGACCTCCTTAGTTACTATTTATATTTGTCATTATGTCTACAATTCATTTCAACATTTACAATTATATCAAGGTGTATTTCTTCTATACGCTCTTGTATTTCTGTTACTTTTTCTTTATATTTACATACCTCTTCTAATTGACAACTATCACATATCGTTCGTACCATTGTTATTCCTCCCAACTATCATTAAATGTTACTTGTATATTAATACCATCGGTACACACTAAGTGTATTCCTTTCTTAGCTAATCTAATTGCTACCTCTAATGTGAAAAAATTACCCATATCAAACTTATTTCCATTCTAGCGACATCTTCATGGTATTGTTGATTGCATAATGCTAAAACTAATGCTAACTCATTGAGTTTATTTGTTGGTACTTGTGATATTAAAGCTTGAATTTGTTGTGTATATTCTTTCCTCTTTTTCATAATTAACAACTCCCTTTATTTAATTACTATAAATACATTGTATCACAACCAACCTTGTACGTCAACACCTTTCGGAAGAAAACTTTAGCAAACGCCGAATTATTTATAAGTGCTCTCCCCTACCCGATGTATGTCCCCTACCCTATCGAGTGCTTGTCTCACTATATT